CCAATCTGGCACATCGAAATCGAAGACATCCTAGTTCTTAAGAACAATAAGGGTACAGAAGACAACCGAGTGAGGAAACTTGACTACTCAATCCAAATTTCAAAACTTTTCTACGAACGTTTCATTAAGAATGGAGAGATTAGCTTATTCTCACCGAATGACGTACCAGGTCTCTATGATGCTTTTGGTACTGACACATTTGACGATCTCTATGTACGCTATGAATCAGATGAGTTTACTCCAAGAAAGACTATCAAGGCACAGGATCTCTTTCTGGACCTTTTGAAGGAAAGAGCAGAGACTGGTCGTCTTTACATTATGAACATTGACCATTGTAATTCTCATTCATCCTTTATGGATAAAGTTGAGATGAGCAATTTGTGTCAAGAAATTACTCTACCTACGAAACCTTTACAACATATTGATGATGAAGATGGGGAAATTGCTTTGTGCATCCTTAGTGCTATTAACATTGGTAAAATTAGGGATCTTGAAGATCTTGATGTTCTCTGCGATCTTGCTGTTAGGAGTCTTGATGAACTCATTGACTTTCAAGGATACCCCGTCAGAGCAGCAGAGATTGCCACTAAGGCACGTCGTTCGTTAGGAATTGGTTATATTGGTCTGGCACATTATCTTGCCAAGCATGGAGTCAAATATGATAATCCAGATTCTTGGAAACTGGTTCATGATTTAACTGAGGCATTCCAATACTATTTAATTCAGGCAACTGTCAATGTTGCAAAAGAAAAAGGTGCATGTGAGTATAGTCATCGCACCAAGTACGGTAATGGAATTCTTCCGATTGATACATATAAACATGATGTAGATGAAATTGTGCCGAATGAGCTTCAGTACGATTGGGAGAGTCTTAGAACTCAGGTTTTGGAATACGGGGTACGGAACTCAACATTGTCCGCACAGATGCCTTCGGAGAGCAGTTCCGTTGTGTCAAACGCAACAAATGGAATTGAACCACCTAGAGGATACTTGTCCGTTAAGAAATCGAAGAAAGGTCCTTTGAAGCAAATTGTTCCGCAATATGGAACCCTTAAAAATAATTATACGTTGCTTTGGGATATGCCTGGGAATACTGGGTATATTAATATTGTTGCAGTTATGCAGAAATTCTTCGATCAAGCAATTTCTGGAAACTGGTCCTATAACCCAGAGCATTATGAAAATTCTGAAGTTCCTGTTAGTGTAATGGCACAGGATCTTTTAACTACATATAAGTACGGTTGGAAGACCTCTTATTACCAAAATACATACGATAATAAAAATGATGAAGTAGAGGAATCTACGGAGTCTCTTGATAGTTTAGTTTCTCAATTAGAAAACGCGGAGGAGGAAGACTGTGAGTCTTGTACAATTTAAGATAAACAAAGAAGAAAAACCAGTGGTTGAATCCATGACTGTTTTTAACTCTGAGGAAGTTGACACTAAAAAACAACCAATGTTTTTTGGTAAACCATTGGGTATTCAGAGATATGATTCTTACAAGTATCCAATTTTTGACAAACTCACAACGCAACAATTGGGATATTTCTGGAGACCAGAGGAAGTTTCTCTTCAGAAAGATCGTGCTGATTATCAGACACTACGTCCAGAGCAAAAGCATATCTTTACTTCTAACTTGAAGTATCAGATCATGCTTGATTCGGTTCAGGGTCGTGGTCCTGGTATGGCGTTTATCCCATACTGCTCTCTTCCTGAATTAGAAGCATGTATGGAGGTCTGGGGGTTCATGGAGATGATCCATAGTCGTTCATATACTCATATCATCAAGAACATCTATCCAGATCCTTCAGATGTATTTGATCATATTCTAAATGATGATCGCATTGTTGAACGTGCCATGACAGTTACTCAGGCATATAATGACTTTATCAATGCAGCACATCATTATGATAGTACTAATGATTGGCAACATGCAATAGAAGGAGTTCCTTATGCACAAGTTTCAAGATATGAACTCAAACGCAAACTCTTCAGAGCAGTTGCGAATGTTAATATCCTAGAAGGTATTCGCTTTTACGTATCATTTGCTTGCAGTTTTGCTTTTGGCGAACTCAAACTTATGGAAGGAAGTGCAAAAATTATCTCACTAATTGCCAGAGATGAGAATCAACATATTGCCATTACTCAGAATATTCTGAAGAAGTGGAGAGAAGGTGATGATCCTGATATGAAAAAAATCTTCAAAGAAGAAGAGCAATGGTTGATTGGCGCATTTGAAAATTGTGTCAATCAAGAAAAACTTTGGGCAGAATATCTGTTCAAGAATGGTTCAATGATTGGTTTAAATGATAAATTACTTCAGCAGTATGTTGAATGGATTGCCAATCGTAGAATGAAAGCAATTGGACTTAAACCAATCTATGACGTACCCGCAAAGAATAACCCACTCCCCTGGACGGAACATTGGATTTCGTCGAAGGGTCTTCAGGTCGCTCCTCAGGAAACTGAGGTTGAGTCTTACATCGTCGGAGGAATCAAACAAGATGTCACCGAAAACACATTCGCAGGATTTAGTCTCTGATTCCGAAGAAGAAAAATCTTTAGAGGCATACAGAGAGGCAGCAAAATCAGATGCCTTTCTGTTTGGTGACTATGATGCATACTCTGCTTTTACTGAACATAAATAAATTCCAGATGATGGAATGATTTGACAGATTATGAAAATCCCTGGAAGTTTAAGGGAACCGATTTTTTATCTGAGAATATTGACGATAACTTCGGTTTTGTCTATCTCATTACAAATCTCAAAAACGGTCGTCAGTATATCGGAAGAAAATACTTCTGGTCAAATAGAAAGCCTAGAGGTAAATCTAGGAGAGTTAAATCTGAAAGCGACTGGAAAAAATACTACGGCAGTTCTGATGAACTTAACAAAGACCGTAAAGAGATTGGAAACGAATTTTTTACAAGAGAAATTTTAAGTCTCCATAAGACCAAAGGAAAGGTCAATTATGAAGAGACCAAACAACTTTTTATCAATAATGTTCTAACCGAAGCCCTTGACGACGGAGGACCTCTCTACTATAATAGTAATATTCTAGGAAGGTACATGAAGAAAAATTATGGTAACTTTGGAACAAACCCTTGAACGCAATTACCATTGGGTCATAGATCGTATTCATTATCTTTGTGAAATTGATAAAGAACGAGATCCAACTTTGGATGATGCTCTTGCTATTCAAAGAGAATTCTCTGAATGGTTAGACCCAAATGTAAATGATCACGATGTATTTTCTCTTGAATACATAGGAGATGACTCCTTGCCTTGACAAGCTTGGAATGATGTCCTATAATACGAAAGCACTGAAAAGGTTCCTTTTTTTAATGGTATGATTTTAGAAACACTCCTGGCACTAACGCCCATTGACTACGACCATTTGGCAAGAGCAGTTAAGGTTGAAGCAACTCCTAATACTATGGATGAATACTGTGTAGCAGTGTCTATCCTTAATCGTGTCAGGTCCCCTTACTTCCCTAACAATGTTGCTGATGTAGTCTATGCTCCTGGACAATATGAAGGATTTCGTTATTGGAGACCATCTGCTCCTACAACTCTAGTGAATGAATTTAAATCTGACAAGGGAAGAGAAAACTTTCTCAAAGCATACAGTATTATCGGGGACCGAACAAATTTCAAAGGACAGCGGATGCTACCATATCGTGTTGTAGCAGAAGATCCAATGTGTGATCCAAAAGGTAACTTCTTCCATCATCACTGGCAGTCATGACCTATCCGGCATCAGTTATTGCGCCTTATGATGAATGGTTTAGTGAACCAATTTTAACAGAAACTCAAATGGAGTATCAAAAACTAATGGAAAAATCTGATGACGACATTATTGTAAATATGGATGGAGGTGTTGGTGGTTCTTGGAAAGTTGAAACTGAACCTGTCAATATTCATGAAGTGATGTATGACATGGCAACTAAAACCAATAAGACTACAACTCAATTAGACCCTATTGGTGCATCAGAAAATTTTCAAGGAGGTTCGGAAAATCTATATGGATAATGATTGGCGTTATGATGACCAAAGATTAAAAATTCGTGAGCAAGCACTCCGAGTTTTGATGTCAAAGTTTAGTCATGTGATGATAAATCATATACCTAAATATTCCAGTCAATCAATCTACGAGTGTGCCCACGACTGGGTATCCCAAGGTAATACAAGTACCTCGGGAATTGTAAAATACTATGAGGCTTATTATGCAAAAAGTAATTAACGTTTTAGCAGTCCTATCATTTGTAGGAACTGCAGGTATCGTCGGCGGCGGTACTGCACTATATCTCAATAAAGACTCTATTGTTGAGAACATCAAATCTCAAGTTGCTGCTGCTGCAGGAGAAGCAATTGCTGGAGCACTTCCAGGAATGATGGATGCAGCAATGCCAGAACTTCCTGGTGCCACTGGTGGTGCTATTCCTCCTATCCCCTCCACAACTGGACCTGCTGTACCTTTCTGATATGAAAAAAATTATTATGGCCCTGATGGCAGCATGTCTTGCTGCCCCTGTAATGGCAGATCCTCTTAAGGATAGTGAATACTTTACCAATCATTCTATGGGGTGTATGCTCCTTCGAGAATGTACTGATGATGTAGAACCTATCTGGGGTATTGATTATCTGGCACAAGAATACCCTCTGTCTGATTGGAATCCAGTTGCAGAGGAGTTTAGTCGTATGTTGAATGCACTGACTCTTGTAGATGTGCAAGTTTATCTTGCTGATGAAAAGTATTTCCCAGTAGGACATCGTGGTGTCTATCATACTGTGAGTAACAACTTCTATCTTAACCGAGCATACATGCATCGTCCTGGTGTATTGATGAGTGTTATGCGTCATGAAGGATGGCACGCGGCACAGGACTGTATGGCAGGCACACTTAATAATAGTATGATTGCCATCATTAAACCTGAAGATCAAGTGCCACCATTGTGGCGTGAGATTGTAGAGAAGAGTTATCCTAAGTCAGCATGGCCATGGGAAAAAGAAGCAACCTGGGCAGGTAAAACTGCAGGTATGACACAAACAGCATTGGAATCATGTGCTCGTGGTAGTATGTGGACGGACTATGATCCTACTCCAATGACTCGTGAATGGTT